CTTCACAATAGTAAGACTTGATGTAAAAGTCAAAAGCTAAAAACAATTCATCTAATTTTCTGCTTTCATAATTGCTTCTGATATATGATACAACAAGCTTTGCCTGGTCTTGATTAGGTATAAATTGATTTCTAAGTCCTATTAAGAAGAAAATCTTGTTTAGTTCCTGTGCTATTTCTTTATCAGTTGAATCCTTTATGGATTTACTTTGCATTGCTATTTGGATGTTCATCACTAAATTGGTCGGCCCAATTTCTAAGTTCTTCAAAGTTTTTGTCTGCAACACTTCCAATTGATTTGTGATTTGATTTATTTGTTCCATCTTGAAATTTTTTGAAATTAGTAATAAATGAAGATACAAAATATCTAAAATTAGTTATAGGATTCCCTTTATTAAACCATCCTACTCCTGAATGCTTGTCAAAAAAAAGCTTAGCCATTTCTTCAGTGCCTCCACTATTTTTAAAATGTTGCAATACTTCTTGATAAGTTGGTATATTAGGTTGTCTAAATAGATTAGAATTTTTTAAAGGATTATTTTCAGTGAGAGTACTCTCTCTTTCATTTCCTTTACTTTCCTTTCCTTTCCTTTCCTTTGCATTAGCCCTCCCAATAGCCCCCCCATTTTTATGGATTTCCCATCTCTTTATAGCTCCTAACTTTCCAGCTTCAGAAAGTCCATTTCTTAATTCTAAATGCTGCATTAATCTTTGACTAAAGAACTGATCATCAATTAATTGAAATAGGTCATATTGATTTATTATTGTTTCAACTTTAGCCAATGTTACATCCATTTGCTTTGCAAGAACTGGAACAATCTTTAAGGGTAATATCCCCCCTGAATCTGCTAAAGATTCCACTAAAAACCAATAGATTCCATAACCTTCCATTCCTAAATCCTGTCTCATATAAAGGATTTTAGTATCGTTATGAGCATTGTAATCGTGACTAAAATAGTATGCATCTTTCTTCATAATTTACCTCCTTCTGCTTTAATGATTGCTCTGTGAATTTCATCCATTAATCTTTCAGCATTTTTAATTGATAATTCCATTACTAATAATCTTTCATTGACTTTGTCATACATACTAATAGTTATTAAATTTTTAAAACAATTATGTAATTCTAATTCTAAAATTTTTGTTGATTCACAAATAAATATTGTTTCACTCATAAAATAAAAAAGGCCCTCAGGTACGAACTGAAGGCCATTAGTTTAGATTGCTCTAAAATAAATTTGTAAATGGTTCGTACTACATTTACAAATCGTTTCCCAAATATACTTAATTAAACCATATGAAATGCATTCTTTTTAACTTTATTTTTCTTCTGCATCTCAAAATATTTATCGGTATATCTAAAGTGCTTGTCAGTATTGTAAAGGAAGATATGCATCTGTCTGTATCTTTCCCTATACTCAGGATCAGTTTCACAATAGTTACTGACTTTAGCTACTGAATGCATAACTGTTGAATGATCCCTACCTCCTAATAACCTTCCAATATTCTTAAATGAAAGCTTTAGGAATGTATCTGAGTAAAGGATATCACATATCCAGTGCCTTGCAAATACTATGTTTCCATCCCTTCTATCTCCAATAACTCTGCCAACAGATACCATAAGGTATTGACATACATCTCTAATTATTATTTCCGGATGTAGTACTTTGGTTGTATTGGATAGGTTATGATCAGTACAGGGTACACAGTATTTTTCTGAATAAGCTTTTATATTTCTATTTGTCATTGGATAAAAGTTTTTCATTGATGAATCCTGTTCCATTACCTCCAATCTTATTTAAAAACTCTACTTCTACTTTTGCTGAGTTAATAATAGTTTGTGCTACATCACTGATAGCTTTTGCTCTGTCTATATCCATTGGTTCATCTTTATCAGATAAAGCTTCAATAGTTGCAAATAGATGGTTTCTTAAATCTTCAATCTTGTTTTTCATTTAGTTTCTTTTTTAATTTGTTGTTTAATTTGATTAAGTTTCTTAGTTCCGGTGGGTAATTAGTCATCCTATTTCTTTGTATTCCTTCCTGTCTGCTGATTAGTTCAAGATTATTTATGTCAAAATTTAACCGGTTCTTGTCTCTGAACACTACTATCATTCCTTTGGGAATAAGTCCATTGTGCTGCTCCCAAATAACCCTATGCTTAAGTCTAAACTTACCTTCCAATACTCTGATCATAACATATCCATCTTTATCAAACCTTTCATATCCATCCCATTTGATATTATGTGGTTTATTACCTTTAGCAAACATTGTTACTTTGCATTTCTCATATTGTTCAGCATCCATCTTTTGACCTTTGTTAGCTGGTATTTGACCAGGTTTAAATCTTTGATTCATTCCTGCAAACTTTAATCTGATAGCTTGTCTTTGTAATTCCTGCTGCATCCATTCCTGAGACTTCTTAATCTTGAATTTAGATGCAACATTATATACTTGCCTAACTGTGCAATTAAATAATTTAGCAACATCTTCTGCAAACATATTTGGATAAACTTGTCTTAGAAGCTTGATCTCATCTTCAGTAAAGAATTTTCTTTTAATGCTTTGTGCCATTGTATTTAATTAAAATTTTATCAACTTGTTTCTTGACCTGTTCCTTATACTTTGCTTTCACATAGTAATAATCCTGAATCTTCTTTTCTTCAGTAGGTTTTAATAGCCAAGGTTTAGGTCTATATTCCTTTTTTTCTGCCTTTAATTTTGATTTCTGTTTGTTCATATATTTCTTTTTGAATAGGAGCTTCACTAAGATTGTTTTCATTAACCCAAAACTTATGACCGGATTCATTCTGAACTAACCTCATATTAAGTGAGTAAGTTATGATCTTGACCTGGTCACCTTTGAGTCCATTTACCTTTCTGCTTGAAGCTCCTATTGAGTTATTAATTAAATAAACTATTTTACTATTGTGCATTTAACGGATGATTTGCTTGTCTTAGATGGTGGGTAAACAGTATCTCCTTCTCCAGTTTCTTCATCAAATATGATGATTCCTTCAGGACTTAATGTCTTAAGCATATCCTTTCTATCTTTTATCTTCTGTTCGAGAACAGCAAACTCAGATTCTAATCTTACAAGATAAGCATCATTACATTGGCTGAAATCATACTTAGTTCCTACCTCAGCTAATTCAAGCTTAGTTCCTGTACTGGTTGTTATTCCCTTACCATACTTACTAACTTCGGTTATAAGGTAATCCATATACTCAGGACTGCTTTTAAGCTCTTTAATGAATAATTCTATCTTAGCTATAGTATCAGCTATTAAAAGAACATCTTTCCCATTGTCAATGATATCCTGAGCAGTTTGTTCTGCAATTACTTTGATTTGAGTTTTACTTAACTCATTGGTGATTACTGGTAACATATTTATTACTTTTTGATATTTGTTAATAATAAGGTTTCTACTTCTTTGCTTACTTTGTACTTCAATCTTACTTTGTCAATAGTTCCATTATCAAGTAAATAAGCTTGAACTTTTGCAAACTCTTGACTGTTCTTATTTAACCAAGGGAGTTCTTCTTTAGATTCGGAATTACCGAACTTGTTAGAATTGCCTGAAGCTTGGTTCCCATCATCATCTTCATCAATGTTTAATCCAAGTATAGCAGCTAAAGCATATCTTCTCATATAAGTGATGCAACTGCCTATCCCCTGTGGATCATTCTTTACTGGTTTCATTGTGAAGTGACTTCCTAACCATTCCCCTGACTTATGCATTAAGATTGTACTCATCCCATTCTCACCCATTGGATGCTGACTGAAGGATAAATCTGATTCTGCTAAAGGGATTTTAATTGCATCAAGTATATTACTTAATGATGCATAAGAAGATTTGAAGAAAGGATTCTTTGCATCCTTCTTGATCACATCCATCTTGATGTGAAACACTGCAAGTGCAGTGCTGATGTTTTTAATTGATTCTGATTTTTTCATTGTTTTGTTTTTTGATTTTTAATATTTATGAGAAAAATTAGTAAGTCTAAAAAAATAAGCAGCAACCTGTAATAGATTACTGCTATTATAATTATAGTTATCAAGATGCAATGATATTTAAATGATTAAATACAATTTTAAACTGCTGATTAAATTCTTCTTTAGTAATTGGAATCCCTGTTTCAAGCAATTCTCTGATTTTATCAATAGTATATTTATCTACTTGATTATTTCCATCAATATAGAAATTATTGATTTGTTCAGTATGCACTGAAATAATTCCAGTATCATAAATCTTGTGATAACTTGTTGCCCATTTTGATTTGTAATAAGTAGGAGTGTCAAACTCTACATAAGATGTGTTGATGGTTGTGATTGGTAATCTCATTGTTTTGATTTTTAGTTTAATTAGAAAAATAGTTTGTTAAGAATTTCGTTTCCAAATAGGCAGATTAAAATAATAATTGTGCAAGTGATTGCTGCTTCAAGATTAGAAGCTTCGTTGTGGTTGTTTTGAATTGGTTGTTTTTTCATTTTGTTTTGATTTAGGATTCAAAAATATATCTTTTAGAATTATAAACCAAAATTATTTAGGATTATTTTTAAATTATTTTTCTATAATATCATAACTAATTGATAATCAAACATTAAAGACATAAAAAAAGCCAGTGTAGAAACACCGGCTGATCACTAAATAAATCAAAACACAAATCTAAAAAAACTGAAAAAACAAAATTTAATCTTCTTCATCATTCTCAAATAGCTCATCATACATTTCAGTAATGCAAATGTCTATTATCTTAATGGACTTTCTTTTTATTCTTTTTATTCTTTTTTCTGCTTCCTTAGTTATGATTGCAGTATCAATATCTTCTACTGCTGATAAAGCAAAATAAGCTGAATTAATATATTCTCCTGCACTGGTGAACTCTACCATTCCTTCTTCAAGCATTTCAGCTTCTTCTTGAATATCTTTATTTTCTTCAGGTTCTTCAGTTGTCAAGTTTTCCTTTACTACTTCAGCAATAACTTCTTTTATTTTATCAGTATTATTTTCCATTGCTATCATTTTTTAATAATTGTAGATCAGGTCTTTCATCATCTACTCTCCGGCCCATTTGCTTTTCATTAATCCTTACTGAATTTAATCTTCTATACTTCTTACTTAAACTTTCAAGTACTGCAATCTTTTCACTCATTGGAACATATTCCAAAATCTTTTCAATTTCTCTTTTCATTTTTATTTATCTGTTTTAGTATGAAATTTATTGCAAGTCTTACATTGATATCTAACTTTCTTAACTCCCTTAGCAGATATTTCAGTAGCAGCTCTTACTAATTCATCTGAACCACATTCAGGACAAGAACCCCTATCACCTCCAAATCTTACTCCATAATGTGTCTTTGGTTCTATGTGTCCGGATAACTTCTTGTAAACCTTCTCAAGCAATATTACATCCATTTGACAATACTTAATCATTTTGTTCATAGATTTTTTACACTTGCTAAGAACAATATCTTTCCATAAGTTGTAATCAGTTTTAATCTTGCTTCCTATACCCAAGAATTGAGCAATATAATTTAACCGGTTGGAATTAAATCTGAACTTCTGCCTACTTATTTTTAAAGTGTCAATGCTCTTATAAGAAGGGAACATTTCAATTTGGTGAAATAAACACCTGGTCCTGATCCAAGCTAAATCAAATCTATCTCCATTGTGACCAACAAGCTCATCAGCTTCATTTGCTACTTTAATAAACTTTTGAAGTAAAGCTTTGTCATCCTGTTTACCATCCCAATGGACAAACTCAACATTCTTATCATCCTCCCACTTCCAACAGATGCAGATGATAGCTCTTTCTTTAATGATGTTAGATGTATCAATATTCTTTTTAAACCCTGCTTCCCAAAACAAACCGATGTTAGGTGAAGTTTCTATGTCAAAAAATAACCTTCTTCTTTGTGTTCTTAGTTTTGCTTTTGATTTGTTTTTAACAATCATATGGTAAAGTATAGATTTGCTTCTTCTTTTCTCCTGTTCACTAATCCCTTCAACATCTTTCCATTGGCAGTAATGTACTTAGTTTCAAACCAATCTCTGATGTATGCATCTTTTGACTTCCGATTAATTAATTCAAACAAAGTATCTGATCCTCCGGTGTTCCAGGTATGAGAAACCAATGCATCAAATTGATTCTGATTTAAAGAAACCTTTACATTCTTTGTCACAATTATCCCAAACTTTGTGACAAGATTATTAAATAACTGATCAGCTCTTGCCTGAGTTATCTTATCTCCTTCTTTAACCTTACTCCCATCCTCATAAAAGCAATTACCCCACCCAATAGTCCATTTACCTGCAGGACATAAATAAGCAGTTAATTTGCAAGATTCCCACTTCTTAATTAAATCTATTCCTTTTTTACCGATTATCATTTTCTAAATATATGAATTAGTAGTGATACTATTAAAGCTATTAAAAACCAAATATTAAGCTTCATTGATGTGTCATATTTTTTATGAACTTCTTCTCTTTCATTCTGTAAGTATTGAATAGTGTATTTATCAGCAGTAGAAACCATAATTGTAGTATCGTGTATTGCAGGTATATTCTTGTAAATTGTCCTGTACTTAGTAAGCAAATCCTTACATTTCTGTAACTTGACAATCGTGTCAAATCTTGTTCCGTATAAGGTATCAAATCTTGTAGCAAAGACAGTATCTATTTTAAGCTGATTTAAGCTATCTATTTGCTTAATGAATAGAATGTATGCTGATGAGTCTGAAGTGCCTTTAAATTGGTCACAGGGATACCACAATGAGCTTTTCTTTGCAACAATCTCAGGATAATTGATTTGTGCTTTATTTAATGACCTTTCAGCTTTCTTCTGAGTATAGCATCCGATTAATCCCAATAAAAAAAAACTTAATAAAAAAGTTGTTAGTATTCTCATTTGTATTATTTTTGTTGAGATTTAGGGTTGAATAAATAATAGTTAAGCCGAGCTCCGTTTCTACGGAGCTTTTTTTATAGTGAGTGTGGTACAGTACTTTTCATTCCTGTATTCCAATCCAAAGGGACTGGTCCTTTCCTTAGATGAACCCTTTCACTTTATTTATTAACCTTCTTTTGTAAATGTTTCTCCCTTAGAGTTTGTCAATAAATTCTTCAATAAATAACCCAATGCAGAAGTTATTGCAGTTGTAGCAATTAATTTCCAATCAAATGATAAGCTTCCAGTTTGCACAGTAGTATAGATAACTGTCATTACTGAAGTCAATACTGCAAGAATTAATCCCTTTCCAAGATCATTCAAGTCAATGTTTAAGAATGGTGAGTTCATATTTATGGTTTTTGTTTACTATTAAGATTCCAACTTAGTTATTCTCTTTTCGTGATCATCTACATCAGAAGTCAATCTTTCAATGTCTTTTTTATGACTCATATTGTCCAAAAGAATAGTTTCAACCTTTCTTTCAAATCTATCAAGTTTGGAAATAAATGTTCTACCTAAATATCCAACAATACCAATAACGATAAGTATAAGCCAATTGGTTAATTCTTGTGGTGTCATAACAATTGAATGTTTAATTTGTTAGCACATATTGTATAAGCATCTGTATTTACATCAGTACTGGAACCCCAATCAATATAATCTTGTCCATCAATTGTTAAATTACCTTCAGCTATTTGAACTCCATTATCATCTAAAAGCTGATAGTAAAGAGTAGCTGATGTAGATAAATTATCATTAATAATTGTTAATGATAATTGAGTAGCTTGTAATTGTTGTCCATTAGACCAAGATGTAATTGGTTGTATTGCTTTCATATTTTTATTTTTAGAATGTTGTTAATAATGCTCTTTGCCAAGTATTAGTTGCTACACATACATAAATAGCTCCATTTACTATTCTTATCTCACCTGTAGTTCCTGTTGCAGTAGCTGAAGCTGGAGCAGTATTTAATGCTGATAATTGAAATTGATTTGCTCTTGCAGTACCATTTACATCTAATCTATATCCTGCATCTGATGAACCATTTATTACAATATTATTACTTGATTCATATATTTTTAATGCATCATTTCCTCCAGCTACTATATTATATATGTAAAATCTATTACTTCCTCCACTTTGAGTGTAACCAAAACCTATTTTTTTATTTCCACTAAATCCAAAATATAATCCTTGGTCATTGCTACTTGCACCATTAGCATTTATAAAAATTCCTGGACTTTGTGTAGAAGTACCATTTAATTGAACTAATTCAGTAGGACTTGTAGTATTAATTCCCAAACGATTATTAACCTCATCATAAGCTGATGTTCCAAATAATAATTTACCCTTTGTAGCATTACTTGTACTTGATAATGTAAGGGAATTAGAAGCAGCAGTTCCCCCTACAACAGATTGACCTCCACTAACCCCTGTTGATAGATTATCTGTAATTGTTCCTGATGTATTGGTAAGACCTGTGCTGAAGGTATAAGATGAACCACCTCCTCCTGTACTATCCTTAATAGCATATCTTGTTGAACCTATGTAGAATATTATTGAATCCTTACCTGGTGTTCTTAGTATATTATTTACCCATTTATTTGCAGTATCTGAAGTATTAAATTTGCTATTTAATTGTGTTTGTATTGAACTTGTTGTTCCTTTAACATAACTTAATTCTGTAGGAGATGGATAAGTTGCAGTAGGCATTCCTGATACAGTTCCATCAGAAGCAACTTGTAATATTAATTGACTACCTGAAGAAGGAATTTTAATATTTGAAGAAAATGTTTTTATTCCTGTAATAGTTTCATTTTGTGCTATTCTTGAATATGGTGAAAGCATAGAAGCAGTATCTGAAATATTAACCTTTGTATTAACTAAGTTAGTTTTAGCATAATTGCTCAACATTGAAGCACTGTCTGAAATATTTAATTTTAATAAAAGATTTGTTTTTGTTCCAATTATTGATGTAGTATCTGAATATTTGACTGCAGTTGCTGATTTCTGATAATTGCTTAACATAGAAGCAGTATCACTAATATTTACTTTAGTATTAACAAGATTTGTTTTTGCATAGTTACTAAGCATAGAACTGGTATCTGCAATGTTCACTTTAAGGTTAATACGATTAGAAAGAGAAACTGTGTCAGATGCTCCCAATTTACTATTAAATGTTGTCCAGTTTGCCGATGATAATGCTCCTCTATTAGTAGCTGATGCAGTAGGAAGATTAAATGTATGAGAAGTTCCACTTGATGATATTGCAAAGTCAGTACCACTTGTCCCAGTACCCAATGTCTGAGCAGCTCCTGTAAGAGAGTTGATAGCAGTAATACCTGTACCTGCCATTATACCACTCTGTTGTGTAATAGTAAGTATAGTAGATTGTATAGCAGGATGTGGATATGGACTTGTTTGAACAGTTTCAGAATATATAGACATATTAGCATCAGGACTTGCCCAATATAATTCTATAATATCTCCTGCTACCAATTGAATAACATAATTCCAAGCAGGCATCATATATGCAGGAGAATTACCTTGTAAAGATAAATTACCTGCACTGTATGGAACATCAGTTCCATTTTTTCTTAACCAAAAGTTTGCAATATCAACA